TTTTCTCCTCCTTGAGCTCTTTGTTCATAAGCTCGCTTTTGATGGTAAAGAGAATCAAGAGTCAATTGTAATTGTTGAGATATAACACTAATATCTTTGTGATCCATCTCAAGGCCAAACTTTCCATAGTCTAGGCCTAATCCTTTTAACTGTTTTTTAAACCCATCTACAGTATCACCTTGTGTTATACTTCCGTTGGCAATAGCTTCATTTATTTTATCTGCTATTTCTTTCGATTTTTTAGATGCCTTTGTAACTCCTAATAAAGTTGCTTCGAAGTTTGCATTCATATTAGTTCTTAATTCAGCTATATCATCAGTAGCAACTTTTTGTAACTTTTTATTAAGTAAAGTTAAATATTTCTGGCCTCTAGGGCCTCTCTGTAAAAGAGTTTCCCATTTTGACATTATTTATATACTTTATACATATCAAGTACACGCTTAATATGATCTGGAAAGCCAGTATTATTTCTAATACTAGTAGATACTGGATTTTCAATCATTGCTCCTGCAATTTGCATTCTTTCCTTTCTTTCATCTTTGAGATAGTACTTAACTAAATCAAATATCGCTAGTTTTAAGTCCTCTGGGGTAGCGCTGTATCCAGCAGTATAAACTACTTTTACAGCTTTTCTTCCTTTTGGAAATGCTTTATCAGTATCTTGGTTAGTACGAATTATACTATCCGTCATAGTATCAACAATATATTCATATTTACCACTACTGTCAGAATTTTCTGTGATTAGTGTAACATATGAATCTGCTTGTGATTCTCTTTCCTGTACTGAAGTTACCGTATTAATAGGTCCTTCGTCTAACATAACTCTAGTAGTTACATTATCTTTAATATCAAAATATTCAGTTTTTGCAGAACTATAGTCATCTATAAAGCTAGTACCACAATAATTTTTAACAAGTTGACTTACGGAATCCACTATAACATTTATACGAGCGTCCATAGTTACCCCCGTCAAACCTGCGAAATCCTTGTACTGTTGTAATGTTATTAAATCTGCCATTTTTCTCCTCTTAATTTTAGTGAGGGGATAAATCTCCCCTCACGTAAAATCATTTAGCTATTAACTACCTTTGTACTGGTATGCCCACTTAGTAGTAGCTGCATCGATCATATCGGTGAAGCCAATTCTTTGTGAAGCAACTAGAACTCGTCTTTGATTCGCAACTTCGTAATCAGACTCTATAGTCATTCCTCTTAATCGAGGTACAACATAGTTTCTTGGATATACGCAAAGCGCTGCTGGCATGTTTACTGCTGCAGTTGGGAATTCGTCAGATATAATGATTTTTGTACCAAATACACTTCCGATCTCTCCATTTAGCTTTGTGGCTGCGTCGCCAACTAAGTTCACATCTTGAAACTCAGCATCTTCTAATAGTTGATAATAACTCGTAGAAGAAACTATATACACTAGATCAGCTGGGTTAATTCCATATTTACCCATATTCTTTCTTAGTGCCAATAGTTTAAGAGCTGTTAAAGAATCAGATGCAAATGCTGTAGCTGATTGTGTTACATCACTATCAGCTTCTGCTAGATGCCAGAGACCATCGAAAGATGCACCGCTAGTGCCAAAAGCACCATCAGCGTTGTTACCTAATAGTAACGCATTTTCTACGGCTCTTGCATGTGATCTAACAATTGACTCCCTAATTAAAGGAAGAATTGGAAGAATCGCATCTTCTTCAGTTTCATTACCTAAGTAGGATTGTGAAATTAGTTTTTTAGTTGAAAGAGTTCTTTCAGTCAAATCAACACCACCATAAGGTGATCCATAAGTATCACCAGTTTGGGCTAAATTACCATGTGGGCTTGAGCCCGTTGCTGTCTGGTTAGAAGTAAATTCTGCATAACCAGAGTCTGGTAAAATTGGTATAATTTGAGTCGCACTTGACATTGTAATCTCTCTAAATAGAGGGGCCAATACCAATGCTAATTGAATATCTCTTTCCACATTTGAGGATACAGTCTGTTCAAAATCTGCACTTGAAACACCCACACCTGAGTGTGCGTTAACTTTTTCAAGAGTGTCTTTTCCCAGTTTAGTATCCCAACCCTTTCCTGTAGCTAGTCCTAACGTCCATGCATCATTGATGTCACTTTCGAAGGCTTTCTCCCAGTTAGAGTTTTGTCTATCACCAAAAATTCTTTTAGATTCACGAATTGCTTCGATTTCATCTTTCTTTTCAGTGAGTTCAGTTCTAAGTTCGTTAACTACTTTTTCAAGGTCTTCATGCTTTTCAGAAACACGTTTTTCAACATCTTCCATAAGCCTTTCAGCTCCAGACATTCCAACTTCTACTATTGTCTTAACTTTTTCCTCTTCAGCTTTTTCAACAGCTTTTGCTTGAGCTTCTAGCTCAGCTGCATCATCGGCGTCTGCTTGCTCCTTTGCTTTTTGTTCAGCTTGTTGCATAGCAATTTTTGCAGCAGTTGCTTTCGCAATTTCTTCTGCATATGCTTTCAAGTCTACTGTACTTTCAGCTTCTGGAGTTTTTGTGTCCTTAGACATAGGTTTCTCCTGTGAAACGGTTTTACCCGTGGCTTGTGGCGTATCAACTTCATCAATATTAACTGTGTCTGTTGATGTAGCCATATTATTGTTAGATATAAAAGCTTTCTTAAACTCCTCGTATTCCTCTTGAGAATCGAAAGATTTCGCAATAGAAAACATAGCAGTCTGGTTAGCTGGAACACTAACGACTGATACCTCAAAAAGTTCGGCGTCTTTTATCTTATATCCGTCAGTTTCATCATTATAATCAGCATCCTTGACTCTGAAACCAACGGAAAAGGCTCCAAGAACGCCGTCTTTTATTAAATCTTTTATTTCACCTGCTGATTTAGAGATTTTTGCTCCCACCTCTAAACCCTGTTCGCTTACTTCCATAGAAGTAGCGCGACCAATCGGCTTATTATAGTCATGATTGAACAAAATTATAGGATTTTGTTTAAAATTCTCTAATCCATTTGATTTTGTCCATGCATCATGGTTAATAACATCTCCAGTACGATCCAAAGCATTAGTAGAAGCCAATCCTGAGATTTTTATGCTACCGTCTTCGCCCTCGCCTAGAGTTTTAAAAGTGTTAGTCCAATGAAAAATTTTCTCCATTATCTACCTCACTTTTTCGCTTTTTTGGGAGCTGCTTGTGCTTTCTTTGGAGCCGCTTTCTTTGGTGCTACAGCCGCTTTCGGGGCTGGAGCAGGAGCTGCTTCAGGGTTAGCTTTGGCCCATTGGTCTGGAAAGTTAGATCTTACCATTCCTTGCATGCGAGCCCATGACCCAAAAGGTCTTTTTGCTACCATATATCTTATGGGAGCATCATCGGCTTCTTTATACTCAGAAGGAGTCATCATCATACCTTTTTCAGCAAAATAATCTGCTAATTGTTTAAGTATCGCTTTCTTGTTCGCCATTATCCTGTTCCTCTTCTTGTGGTGGTCTTCCACCTTCTTCGGGGTTCGCTGCTGAACCCGCTATATTTGCTGGGACTCTTAAATCGTCATGTCCTTCTAAAGGTTCATGTCCTAAAGCTTCCCTAGCCTCATTTGGTGCCATAATGCCAGTATTTACAAGAGTAGCATAATAAGATGCTTGATCTCTTAACTCTGGTTGTAAGGCTGGAATTTCTGTTACATTCTCAGTTACCTTAAATCCAAAGTACCTTTCAAAAGCATAACCAATTTTTCTTACTATTGGAAGTATTGTTTCCAGATAGTATAGCCTATGGTTAGGTCTAATGTTAGCATTATTGCCTCCGTCTAAAAGAATAGGTGGTACACCCATTGCTTCTAGAATAATTTTCTCATTTGCGTTAATGGAAGCTTGAAAGTCTAATTCTTTAAAGTTAATTTTTGTTAGATCATCAACTTCAATCCCTCCATCTAAAATAAGTGGCCTTCTACCGCCATTTTTAGGATTATATCTTGTTTGCCATGCTTGCAGCATTCTTTCTTTAATTCTCTCAGAAAGAGTGTTAGGGCTCTTAAGTACTAATCCTGGTACCGCTCCATTCTTGAAGAAGTTATCTTGAAACTTCCTCATATTATCTAGTAAATACATAGTTCGATATGCTGGTTTTAATCGTGGTACTCCTCTATAAATTGATTTAAATGAGTTTTCTTTGATATGTATAATTTCTTTAGGAGTATAATCGATATGACCATCATACTCAAACTTATTTATATAAGTACTAGTATCAGAATGAATTGTTACGTTCTGTGCTGGAAGATGATAAATATGTCTTCCATCAAAATAGACGAAAATATTACCGTCAATCATTAAATCAATAATAAGATTTCTCTTAAAAGTATTGATATCCTGAAACGGGTTCGGTTCTTTATTAAGTAATAAATCTACACGAGTTTTTCGAACATTTTCTACTACTGGTGCGATTCCATTAATTTTTAATCCTATATCATAAGGAATATCTGAACTATCGTCTACTATCATATTCACAGCGCGATTAACTACTTCTAGTTCCTCGTACGCTGATCTGTAATTGTCCTTGCTTTCTCGGGTGTCAATTGTTAACCCTTCTTCCATGCCGATAAAAGACTGAGCAGGATTTAGTTTCTCCTCCTCAACTTGTCTGCCTAAAATTCTGTCATACCATGCCATGTTTTTCTCTCTGTATATTAACCCATCTCTTTTGCTTAAGTGCTGTCACTAACTTAGGTCGTTTACCATAAATACTGTGGAGCCTTTGATGGTGGGCTTTGCATAGTGTAGCAGCTTCGTGATAAATTTCATTTGTATACTCTTCAATGAAAAGTTCTCGAAGATTCATTATTTCATCTGCCGAGGTTATAGTAATTTTCTTACTCTTTAACCAAGTTTCAAGTAGCTCAGTCATTCCGTAGAAGTGGTGAAAGTCTAAGTTTTCTGTTTCCCCGCAAATATAGCATTGGGTTGCTTTCTTATACTTAGATTTCGCTTTATCTCTAACGTACTTGACTAAATCTCTTTTTAAATCCATAAAATCTCTATTTATTAAAATTATACCAAAATTTCACCTTTTTGTCAACAATTATTTTTTCGTTGGTCTCCACTAAAAAGTGCTCGCTGATGTCTCAAAAGTGTAAAGTCCATATCTTAAAGCGTCTGACATATGACTAGCCATATTATGTTTTGGCCTCTCTTTCATTAAATTGGGGTTATTATCCCACTGATACTGGTCTACTGCCTGCAGTACATGTTGACATTTTTGATCTACAATCAATTTGTTATTATCAATTATGCCTGCTGCATGTCCAATTCCGTCAAGAACAGATTTTTTAGCATTTATAGTAGATATATCGTAATTTTGGGCAAAATCAAAGCGAGTTTGTTGAGCTGCCGAATCGATATAAATCCAATCTATGTTATATTTGTCTACTCTTTTACGAATTTCTATTGCATGCTGTTCAGTAGTCCTCTCAGCATCAAGGTATTCATCTATTAGATAAAATTTCTCTTGATCCCAATCATATGCTATCACGCAAAAAGCCGTAGGATCCTTATACCCGACATCAAGACCAGCAAAAACGTCCATTTTACTAGTATCAAGTTGACTAAGGTCTGCGACACATTCTTCAAAATTAAAATTCCATACTTGTCCCTCATATGTGTTAAAATCTGCTAAGTATTCTTGTGAAAACTCAGCTTGGGACATCGATTTTTTAGCTTCTACGATATCTTCCTTACTAAATCTTGGATTTTCATGGTAAGTAGCTCTTATAGAAGCCCAATCTTTAAATTCATCACTATATCCTCTGTGATAAAAGTCTGCAAACCAATTATTTCGACCCCTTGGAGTGGAAATGAAGACGGCTTTGCTATCTTCTTTGTCTAATGTAGGACGAAGGGCAACATTAAACGCATCTTTTCCGTCAGCTAGCGCTGCTTCGTCGAAAATAATCAGGTCATATGATCTACCAACGGTAGAATCAACCTGATTAACCGAACCCATTCTTATAGTTGAACCATTAGATAGTTCAATTACCTTATCTTTTGCATTATCTCTAACCACCTCGAGATCAAAATGCTTTATAAGTTGCCTTTGTAAATCAAAGGAAATCTGCGATAAAGCATAATTTGGTGACATAATGAGTATGTGGGAACCCGGCACGAGTGAAACAAGCTGTCCAATGACATTTGTAATATATGTTTTTCCCTGACGCCTTGAAATGGCGGCACATACAAATCTATATTTTGGGTTATTTAGAGCATTGATTAATGCCCTTTGTGCTGAATTAGGCGTAATGCCTAATAAGTTCATGTATTCTGTGATTGGGAGTTTAATGAAGCGTTCCGAAGGGTCGAAAGCCATTATATCCTCATAAAGTATATCTTTTCTACTTATATCTAACATTAGTGAATTGTAGTTTCAGTTATAGTTTTAATAATAGGAGCTTCTAAAAGAACTCCTTCCGTATCACATACATTTAAAAGATAGAGATAGCCCATACAAACATCGCTCATCATCTGATCAGCCTCAGATATGTAACCTTCATTTTTTGCTTTTTTGTTCAAAATAGCTAAAGTAACGCTGCAAGTTTTTGCAACTTCCTCTAACCATTGATCTCTTTCTTCTATATGCATTATTTAGTTTACCTTCATTGGGTCTACATTTGTAAGTTTAACCTCAGCGTGTGCTGCAAAAATTACTTCATCGGGGTCTTTTGAAATTATAACTCTTTCTCCACTTGATAAGTAGATATTTCCCAATGTAGTTCCGTTTTGTGCAGTTTGTATAACAACTTCTCTAAGTGTTGAACCTGAATTATGAAGCATAACAAAATGAGCATTTTCAACAGTACTGGCTGTTCCAGTTCCTGTAGTTGCTGGTGTTGTTGTACCTAATATTCTTGCTATTTGCATATTTCTCTCCTATCGTCTCCTACGACGATCTTTCCTGCGTTTCTTTTGGCGGTACTTGATTGCGCGAAGCCTTTGCTTCGCAGCTTTCTTACTTTTAGAAACTCCAGGAGTATTATCGATTTTATACCCGCCTTTAGTTTTTCTTATTGGCATTTGCTTTTTCCTCTGCTTCGATCATTTTATCATGAATATCTACTTTACCATCAAAATTTTTATCTTGACCATTTAGTATATTTCGAATTTTTCTTGCGAGTTCTTTTATTTTTACCATTTCTTCGTTTTTTAGGACGGCCTCGTCTTTTACCATAAGTACCTTTGCCTTTAGGCATTATACTTCCGCCTTATAACAGGTCCAAGCTCCGTAGAGTAGTCCTGCAAATGCTAGTAATTTGGCCAATCCGCCTGTGAGTAGGATAACTAGACAACCTGCTATAATAACAGCTCCGTCCCAAGAAGTTCTCTCGGAAACTCTAGCTTTTAACCACTCCATTTTATTCTTTACCATATCCATTTATTTCTCCCATTTATTCTTTGGGCATGTAGCCCGCTTTAGTCTGACTTTTAAGGGCATGAAACAATTACATATGTCACATGTCTTAAAACCTTTAAGATGTGAACACTTTTCGCAAGTGTTCAGTCTATTCTGAATCCTTTTCTTCATCTTGTAGTTGGTCTGTTTCTCCATCTACTTTATCGGCTGCAGCTTTAACTGTACCTGCTGCTGTATCTGCTACAAAGGCTGTTGCATCAGCTACATCTTCTGCAACTGCGGATACCACTTTAGAAGCGGTTCCTACAGTCATATCTAGTACTCCTGTTGCGACTTCTTTAGTACTGTCTATAACTGCTCCTACTGATGCGCAACTTGCTATAAGTAGAGCAAAGATACCTAATATTAGGTTTTTCATTCTTTTTCTCCATATCAGTAATAATCTATCTACTGATTCGTGCCGCAATAAACTATCTGCGACTAATACTAGTTTTATTTATTAATGAGGTTTTAATAGTGTGCCCGCTTGATGATGATATAGTATATCATAAACAATTTCTAGACTGTGTACTAATAATACTAATGTTAATAAAAAGGCACATACTTTAAGCCATTTTATCATATGTTTCATTTATTCTGTCGTTTTGTCTGTTTTGTCTCTAGGGAATAAACCAACTGATGGTCTCTTAATCCCCTCCTTATTT